AGGCCATTTACTACCAGCCCCTATTTGCCCAGGTCACGCAGCCCCTATTTCCTCTGGATCTTCTAGTGTTTACGTAAATGGTAAGCAAGCTGGACGTGTTGGAGATCCAACCTGTACGTCTGTTGCTGCGGGTTCCCCAGATGTTTTTTGTGGAGGTTGATAGATGAAACCTGTTTGGAGAATCACATGCAACGATTCCGATATTACGGATAAGCTCAAGGATCGTCTTTTGAATTTGAATGTAAAGGATGAGGCCGGCATGAAATCGGACACTTTGGATTTGCAATTAGATGACCGAGATTATGAATGCCCTATCCCTCCAGCTAAGGGCATTTTGAAAGTGTGGTTAGGTTGGGGGAGTCCTGAGTACATGGGGACTTATGTAATTGATGAAATAGGAATAAAAGGCAATGCAAAAACAATGACGATCCGGGCAAAGGCAAGCGAAACCGCCCCCGGTTATAAGTCACCTCATACCCATTCTTTTGATGAAACAAACGTAAAAGAAATCGTGGAGACAATTGCAGCTCGTCACGGATTAACGCCCCTAGTAGATTCAAAGTTTGCGGGTGACCTCATAACACATATAGACCAAGTAGAAGAAAGTGATGCCCATTTCCTTAGTCGTTTAGCTAAGGAATATTCGGCAATTGCAAAACCCGCAAATGATAAATTGCTATTCCATGAAAAAGACTCTGAATCAACACCATCAGGATCGGGTAAACCCGTAATTAAAGTTTTAGCTACAGAAACTAAAGACTGGAAAGCAACGCTTACGGACCGATCCGACTACAAAGAAGTACAGGCGAAATGGATGAACCATGAGACAGGTCTTGAGGAATGGTTAGTCGTAGCTAATGATTCAACAACAGGACAAAGCTACAAAGAAAAAAAACTATTCCCTACAAGAGCCGAGGCTAAAGAAGCAGCCTCCAGCAAGTTAAAGCAAATGACGCAAGGAAAATTAAGCGTAGATTTTACTTTGGCAACTGGAGACCCCACGATTTTTGCGGAAGGGCAAATTTCCTTTTCGGGTTTCCGTAGTCCTATTAATGGAAAACAACTACCAATTAGGTCGGTATCACATAAACTAGATGCATCTGGATATACCACTCAGGTTAATTGTTCAGAAAAAGCACCTGCTGTAAGTGAAAAAGAAAGCTCGGATGGTGGAGGATAAATGAACCGAAGAGATCCCGACACAGTTTCACAGTCCGATATTTATCGGGCTATCGGAGTCTTAGAGGGCAAAGTTGATTCCTTGCATTGTGTTATTAATTCTAAAAGTGATGATCTAGGAGTTGCATTTAAACGCATATCTGAGCTAGAAAAGAGTGTATCCAAGGCCGTTGGGATTGCAATTGCTTGCAGTGTGATTCTTCCCTTAACCATGCAGCTTTTAGGCGACCTTAGAAAAAGCAATTTTGAGACAACAAAACAACAAACGACATTCGGGAGGACTAGCGATGACTTTCTTACAGGAAGCATTGAAAAGTTACAGAGCAGGCGATCCTCATCAGGAAAAAGCATTCGCATTTCTTGAAGGACGCATAAGCAAGACAGATCAACAAATCTTCAAATCAATTTTTGACCAAACAATTTTTGAACCTCCAGAGGAAGAAACCAAAGAGGACTATCAATATGTAAGAGACGATCATTGGCTCATGGGAGACTGCGAAGATGAAGACCTTTTGTAACTAAGTGTAAATTAAATATGAAAAGCCTGCCCCTTTAGGCATTACAGGTTTATATTTAAGACATACCCACCAAAGGTTACACACATGGCCGACTTTGCTAAAAAGTTTCAAACAGGAACCAAAGCCATCAAGTTCGCTGCCTTAACTCCAAAAGGCAAGAAAGTCCTAAACGACATGCTTGGTTGGAACATTACAGAGGTAACTGTTCAGAGAGGATCAAACGCTGAAATGTTCGAGGAAGAATTAAAAGCTCAACCTCCTTATGACATCGAAGTTTTAGATCTTGACCTTTTAGAGGTACTTGGAAAATGACCTTTAAAATCTCTAAACTAAAAATGAGACTATCTAGAAATGGATGGGTTTCATACAATTGCGAAATCCGTAAGGGTGGATCAAGAGGCAAAACAGTAGCTTATGTAGACCAAGAAGGGATAGGTGGATCTGAACATATCTATGGATATGATGGAAGAGAAGCCTTACAAGAAATCGAGGATTGGATTTGGGAAAATTGCAGACCTATGTATCTTCAATATGAATCCCTCGTTTATTTACAAATAAACAATCTCCAATCTGTAAAAAATGACGACCCAAAATTACTCGAATATCTAAAGCCAAAATTACGGGCTTGGAAGAACAGAGAAAAAGAGGAAGTCACTTGTGATCACCTTGTTGGTTGGTGGGCTACTACAACTGCCGAAAGCAAGTACTACAAATAAGAGCCGAGAGGCTCTTTTTTTTTATGACTTTAAAATTAATCGACACTTTTTCAGGAATCGGTGGCTTTAGTTTTGCTGCCGAAAAACTCGTTGGTGGATTTGAGACGGTTGCATTTGTCGAATGTGAACCTTTCTGCCAAAAGATTTTGAAACAACATTGGCCTACAGTACCTATCTATGAAGACATCAAAACCTATCAACCCAAACCATATTCAGCACACGTTGTTTGTGGTGGATTCCCTTGCCAAGACATCTCAGTCGCAGGACAAGGTAAAGGTATCACCGAGGAAACTAGGTCAGGTTTATTTTTCCAGCTCATGCGAGTCATTCGCTTGGTACAGCCAAAGTACGTCGTCTTGGAGAACGTGGCAGCGATCCTTAATAACGGATTGGGAATTGTACTCGGAGAGTTGGCCGAGGCAGGGTTTGATTGTGAATGGTCATGCATACCTGCAAGTGCTGTGGGAGCCTGTCATCAAAGAGACCGTTGGTGGCTCGTTGCCTACAATCAAAGCGAGCGAGCCAGGAAGCACAAGTCAGGGTTACGGGGACAGCTTGAGAGAAGGGATTTGCAAACAGATAGGGATACCAACCAAGAAATATCCTCTACTGCCAACACCAACAACGATGGATCATTTAGCACCCCGAACAAAAGAGGGAATAAAGAGACAAATGGAGGGACCTCGAAAAGGAAGGACACAGTTAGCGACATTAAGAGAAGCAGTGAATCCAAGATCAGTGGAAATGTTCAATTCAATGCTTCCAACACCGAGGGCAGCGAAAGGAATGAATTTCAGACTTTCAGAGAACATGGCGAACTTGGAACACAAGGGATACCTAGAAACAGCAATGGCAGTGAAAATACACCGAGATGGAGAAACACAGCTCACGGAGTCAGAGGAGATTGGAGAGAATGGAGTGTTAAACCCATTATTTGTAGAAATGATGATGGGCTTACCACAAAATTGGACAGAGCTAAAAGACTGAAGGCACTAGGGAATAGCATTGTTCCTCAGGTTGCTGCGATTCCATTGCAAAGGGTTTTGGATCTTGAAGACCTCGATTGATTGTGAATAAATATGAAAAGCCTGTATATATAGGCATTCCACCTTTATATTAAGAAAGCAACCCACCAAGGTTTAAAAATGACCAAGTTTAAAAAAGATCAGATTTGCATGATGCAATGGGGAGCCACTATGACTCTTGTTGATTTCTTCCAAGTCACAAGGCGAACAGAAAAGACTGTATGGTTTAAAAAAGTTCCAAGCGTTATTCATTCCCATGACGGATATGGACAAGCTGGAACAAAACTTCCAGACCTTGAAACAACCAAAAGAGGATCAGAGTTTAGAAAAAAAATCAACATAAGCGAAATCGATGGAAGGGAAACAGCATACAGATCTTACGAAGGAATAATTGAACCTTGGACAGGCAAGCCTATTTCTTTTGACACATACGACTAAGAGCCGAAAGGCTCTTTTTTTTGCTTATAACAAAAGGTTAAATAAAGGCGTAAAGCTTGCTAACTTAGGCTTTCCAATATTATATTGAATACATACCAAACAAAAGGCAAATGACAAAAACTACTCACATTATCAAAAGAACTGGATTAGCTGTTTCAATTATTGAAAAAGATCAAAAAAGCTTGGTTTGTGTTTTTGATCCAAAAACCGAATGGTCAGGTTGGCTAGAGATGGCTGACTTGAAAGCTATTTAATTTATGAATTTTTTTTGGGAGGACAAACCAATGTTTTCTGATTTCATAGGAAATACTTTTATCCATAAAACAGATAAAACTACATGGCGATGCGTTGAACAATCAGACGCAACAGGTTGGGTTCTTTATCGCATGATAAGAATTAAAGGAGGTGAAGGGGAGGCAGAATTTTGGGCTAATCCTATTTATATGGAACGATTATTTGAACGCATCTGAAGCTGTATCCATTGCCTTTGTGCTTCTTTTACTGTTTCAGGATCATAACCAACTGTATTAATTATTTCCTGTAGAACAATTCTCTTCTCTAGTTCCTCTATCGAGATCTTGAGAGAGTCTGCAATTCGCTTCTTTTGCCAATCCTGTATAGGTCGCATGGTGAGGATGTTCCTTGTTTTGCCGCCCACATTCCAAGTACCAAATGTCCATTAATTTTTGGCGACGCTCATTTTCTTTGAGCCATCCCTTTGTACCAAATTCGCAAGATTTTTCCATGGTTACCAAATGTTAATAAACTTGTAAAGCTTTGACTTTCAGGCTTTACGCATATATATTTAAGACATATAAACAAAGCCTACTAAACAATGAAACTGTTTCCTCTCATTATTGCGGTTCTCACAATTGGTGGGGCTGCATTGCTAAATGGACCTGACGAAATGAACGCAGTAGAAAGTTGCTCGCATTCTTCTATTCAATGCCAAAAATTTTAATCCATGGAATTTTTTTCTAAACGCCAAACAAGAGATCGAGTGCGATTAATTCTTAGAGAATTTGCAAAACCTCAATCTCTTAAGGGTATTACTGTTTCCGTGCGTCTTCCTATTACGGGAAGTTTTTGTATCCTTCCAGATGACGCAGAAGAATTTATTTCTTTAGTTGGAAATGAGGATCGCTTCTTTTCCCCTTCCCAAATAGAAAAAGCTCCACATGGAGCTCTTTGTTTAGTTGGTTTGGATGAAAGAAAAGATATGAATCAACTAAGTGCTGAGATGCCAAGAGAAGCTCCTAATAGAACTGCTATTGGTTGGCTTGGCATGCCAATTCCTAGAGGAAGACCATGGTCGCCTAATGATCGGCTAGAACGTTTCAGACCTCACCTTTGGAAAGACAACACTTGGATTCTTTGTTCTTAATCATGCAAAATTTTTTAATTACTCCATTTGAAAAAGTTCTAAACGAGGAACAAATCTCAAGCTTAAAAAAACTAGCAACAACACCACCTGATTCATCCAATGATGCTTTTGATGAATGGAACGTGACAACATTGCACCCACGAATTGCGGAGCAATTAGCAGCTTTACAGCAGCAATTATTTGTACGTTATGTGGAAAATAATCAACTTTATAAGGAGATGTTTCCCGAAGCCCATGGACTAGAAGAATTAAAAATGCGGAAATATACAGGCGATGATTTTACAATTCCAGATGTGGACGTAAAAGACCTTGGTACAGCTAGGAGGATTTTGTCTTTTGTGTTTTATATCAATAAACCTGAGACAAGAGGGGAAACTGTCTTTGTAAAATTTCAGCAAAAAATTGAACCACAAGAGGCTGGGTGCGTTGTTTATCCTTCTAGTTGGCCATATATGCGAGCTGAACATTCTGGAGGCGGTGAAAAATTAGTTGTCCTTGGATATATTCATTACGTTGACTAACGCTTTATAGGGGCATCGGAAAGACCATCAAAGGGGTAGCCAGCTCTTTGTTGTCCCTCAAGTTCAGCAATATATTTTATGCATTGTTTTAAATACCACTCTTTATGGACAAGATGAGCCAAGCACTCGTCAAACTGCTCCTGTAGTTCCGCGGGTGTGAATGGTCCTCTAATTGTTCGTCGCATGAGTTCCAAACGAAACTCGCTCTCGGGTGGAATATCAAGATTCAGCCAGAGATTTTCCATCATGGAATTGTTGGCTACTTTTATAGACTATCTAATTTCTAAACAATAAGCACCTGTCAAAGCCATCTCTGCAAGCCTGTATGCTCTATCACTTGATGACTCCATTAAAATAAAAGCAGCTAGATCTTCAAACTTATGATTCCTGAACGCCTCAATAATTTCGATGTTGAGGAACAAATCGATCCCTTGGTGAACCGCCAAGTCAATCAATACTGTTTGTCGAACAGGATCGAGCTTGGATACCCAGCTTGCGTTGCTCTCGATCTCGTGCATGACAGAGTTGATTTCACTGGGCGTGACATTCTCGCCAAAATGAATGTCGATAAGAGCATTTAGTTTTAAGCGGTCTATTTTCCAGACCATCTCGGTTTGGAGTAGATTTTTATTAATCATTACCAAATTTTAAAATGGAACCCACCAACCAAACACCAAACGAAACAGAAGAAAAAAAGAAGAATTTATTTCAAAAGATGAAAGACAAAGTGAAGGTAGACGAAGACGAATTTGATATGCTAAGTAACTTCATATCGATTTTTGTCAGACTGCTCATAGTGGTCTGGAGCGGAAGTCTGGTTACATTAAACTACCTTCCTAAAATTCCCGGTATTTCATCAGGAGAGAAACAGGATATCACTTTTCCCGCAAGTCTTTTGGCCTCGGCATTAAGTTCATTTGGACTTGAAAAAAGTGCTAAGAAAAGGGATGACGGTACCTATAAAGTTGAACAACAACGTAGAGAACAAGTCGAAGGAAATGGAGGCAATGGAGGCAATGGAGGAACCGCAGATGGTCACGTTGTAAAATTCAAGGTTCCAATTCAATTTGTAACACCTGATGGTGTAATCCTCTTGGATACAGATAAGAATGAAGAGCCACCAACAAAACCAAATGATGACGGATCAAGCCCTAAGTCTTGACGCAACGCAGGAGACCAGAATAGTTGTTTTGGATATGCGTGTATCTAGGTTGAAAGAACGTAATGACGATCTCGAAGCCCGTGTAAGACAACTTGAAAAAAGAGTGTTCCAAGCAGGTGCAATTTCAGCAGCTATTTTGGCAATCCTCGGTTTGTTAGCTCAAATAAGCAAAGCGTACCTCTGATCACATAGCAAAAATTACCTAGATTGGTAAAGTAGAAAGGCAAGCAACATCCACTTAATGAAAATTAAAATATTAGCGGTTGCTAGTTTGCTGTTGGCTGGGTCATGCCTACCAGCGGCCGCTGGCTATAAGCATGAACTAAAAACAGTCGTGAGTGGATCTCTCGACAATGCCTACACTCACGCCAAGCGCGTGGGATCTACCTACAGCTTTTCTTCAGATGGCTTGACCATTTCAGCCCTTGGTGGATTGACGGCTCCAGCCGTCTCTGATGGAACTTTGACAGGAGCCGCTGCAACTTATGGCACAAATACCTTTTCGCACAGTGGTACAGGTTCCGCCAGCCTGACAGAATCTTTCATCCAAGGCGATACGGTCCCTACTCAAACAGGCGTGGCGGTGGTTTCGACTACTGGAGCGCCAGCGACCTTGTTAACAATGGGAGATACAGTAACCGTGGCAGGGGGCCATAAAGGATCAATGAGCGTGGCCCTTACTCAGGCGGGCGGAATTACATTAGCTCCCGGTGGCTCAGGTTCGACAATTTCGGGGAGCA